CACCGGAGGCGGTCCTACCTTCCCGTTCCCCGGTAGTGGTGGTACTGGAGGAGGTGGCGGTACTGGTGGCACTGGCGGTGGAGCCGGGACTGGGACAGGTACTGGAGACGGCTCAGGAACAGGCACTGGTACAGGTACAGGCGATGGAGATGGAGACGGGGACGGCGACGGTGACGGCTCAGGAGGAGGTATGTTAACTGGAGGAGGCGGTTCTTCTCAGGTATCTGTTCCTGTAAGTGGTTTAGGTCTACAACAAACAAGAACTATTTTACCGCCCAAGAAAGACTACATGGCTGCGCTTGATGGGCTACTTTCTGAATTTTTTAAATAAACGGACACCTCATTATTATGACGTATTTAAATATAGTAAACAACGTACTACGTCGTCTTCGTGAAGATGAAGTAACGTCTGTACAAGAAAGTACCTACAGCAAAATGGTAGGGGACTTTGTTAACGACGCAAAAAGAATTGTAGAAGATTCTTGGGACTGGTCGGCGTTGCGTACAACACTAACGATTACAACAACTGCTGACGTTTTTAACTATGTGCTTACTGGTAGTCAAAACAGAATTAAAGCACTTAACGTTATAAACGACACAGCTAACTTGTTTATGGAGTACAAGACAGCTACATTCTTTGACGAAGCGTACTTAATTTCAGACCCACGTACTGGAGCACCTACGTACTACACGTACAACGGTGTTGACAGTAACGGCGACACTCAGATAGATATTTATCCAACACCAGAAAAAGCGTACACCATTCGTTTTAACTGTGTAAAAAGAACAGCAGACTTGTCGGCAAACGACGACCAACTAACAATACCTGCTATGCCAGTGTTACATTTGGCTATTGCGTTGTTGGCTCGTGAGCGTGGAGAAACTGGCGGTACGTCGGCTCCTGAGTACTTTAACATTGCTAATCAGTACTTGTCTGATGCTATTGCTTTAGACGCCCAAAAGCACCCAGAAGAAGTAGTCTTCTACACGCCGTGAGGTAGCTATGGCTCAACAATTACAAAGCATTAATCTTGTAGCGCCAGCCTTTAAGGGGATCAACACAGAAGATTCTCCGTTGGCTCAGGACCCTTCGTTTGCTGAAATTGCGGACAACGCAGTTATTGACAAGCGTGGGCGTATTGCTGCACGTAAGGGGCATGACGTCATTACGACAGATAAGACTGTATTAGGCACAGCGTCTCTTAGGGCAATTAAAGAGTTTAAAGACGACTCTGGTAACACCAAAGTTTTTTCTGTAGGCAACAACAAGATCATTAGCGGCACAACTACACTCGTTGATGAGACGCCCGGCAGTTACACCATTACTGCAGACAACTGGAAGATGGTAAACTTCAACGACAAAATTTACTTTTTCCAGCGTAGTTATGAACCCCTTGTGTACGACAACGCAGGAGGCTCTGTAGTTAAGCTAAGTACAGTTTCTGGCGCTGCTGGCGTTACGTCCGCTATTTACGGTAACGAAGTTCTAGCAGCTTACGGTAGGCTCTGGACGGCAGACTTTGGTACTAATAAGTCTACTATCTACTGGTCTGACTTGTTAATAGGCCATGACTGGTCAGGAGGCACCAGTGGTAGTATAAACATTTCTAAAGTATGGCCTGACGGTCACGACGAAATTGTTGCACTGGCTGCACACAATGGTGCCTTAATTATCTTCGGTAAACATAGTATTGTTGTTTACGGTAACGCCGAAGCACCAGCAGAGATGGCTTTGTCAGACACTGTAGCAGGTGTCGGCTGCGTCGACCGTGACACCGTACAGTACACTGGTTCTGACGTGTTATTTTTGTCGCATACAGGACTTAAGAGTTTTGGTAGGACAATTCAAGAAAAGTCCATGCCAATTAGCAGTCTGTCCGACACTATTACTAAAGACATCATTAGCTTGTTACAGAACGAAACAGAGTTTTACAGGTCTGTCTATAGTCCTGAAGAAGGTTTCTACCTGTTGTCTTTTGTAGGCCAGAACGTTACGTATTGTTTTGACGTAAGAGGTACGTTGGAAAACGGTTCTTATCGAGCAACACGTTGGCCCGGCACTGGGTTTACGTCCTACGGCAGACTTGAGGACGGAACACTGTACATAGGCACTACAGAAGGTATTAGTAAGTACGACGGCTACAGCGACAACGGAACCAAGTATCGTTTTAAGTACTACAGTCCGGGTCTGACATTTGGTGACCCGTCAATGCTAAAAAGAGTCAAGAAGATTAGACCAACTTTGGTGGGCGCTAATAGTGCTACAGTATTCCTAAAGTGGGCCTATGACTTCGACACATTCTACAGAACTGCAGAGTTTACTGTAGGAAACCAACAACCTGCTTTCTACAGCGAGAGCGAATTCAACGTGGGGGAGTTTACTGGTGGTGAACTTACGTCACGTAGAGCAGTCAACGCTACAGGAGGGGGTGGTGTTATTACTATCGGTCTGGAGGCAGATATTAATGGTTTTGCTTTGTCTCTTCAGGAAATCAACGTATTAGTTTTAAAAGGTAAAGTACTATGAGTAACTATAGTAAAACTACTGACTTTGCCGCTAAGGACAGTCTACCTTCCGGGGACAGCGGTAAAATCATTAAAGGCGCTGAATTTGAAACAGAGTTTGACGCTATTTCAACAGCTATCGCTACCAAGGCAGACATAGCATCACCAACATTTACAGGGACAGTAACCATTCCTGCACTGACGTTTACAGGTACACTGTCGACAGGAACAATTGACGGAGGTACTTACTAATGAGTAACTGGTGGGACGACTGGGGAAGTCAAGTAGCGGGAGGTGGTTTAGCCGCTGCTGGTCTTGCATTGGCTGAAAGAGGATATAGTGAGCTTGGTGATATAGGCGAACGTGCTTATGGAGAGTTTGCAGGTCCTGACGGCCTTGCAGAAAGAATAGGTGGAATGCTTGAGTTTCAACCTTACACAGTAACAACAGCTACTGGTGGTAGGTTTGGTATGACTCAAGACCCAACTACGGGTGAAATGCAGTACGGACTTACGATGTCTCCTGAAGAGCAGGAGTTTCAACGTCGTCGGTTTGAACAATCAGGCGCATTTTTTGACCAAGCTGCAGTGCCCGTAGCAGAACGTGAGCAGCAGGTGTTTGACCGTATGATGACGGCTATGAGTCCTAGTCAGGAACGTGAGCGTTTAGCACTGGAGCAACGTCTAGCTGCACAAGGACGTTTAGGCACTCAAACGGCAATGTTTGGTGGTACACCAGAAGCACTAACGTTAGCTAAGGCTCAGGAAGAAGCACGTAATCAAGCAATGCTACAAGCTATGGAGTTTGCAGGAACAGAGCAGATGCGTCAGTCACAGCTTGGGACAGGCATGTTAGGTGCTAGTTACGTACCTCAGGCACAACTCTTAAGTGCAATAACACCCGGAATGACTGCAGCAGAACAGCGTCGTGCGGCGTTGTCAGAGCAGGCTAAGTCGTATGGAGAAACATACGCATCTGGCTTAAATGCGTTGTTGTCGGCTGCTTTAGGACAAGCAAACATCGCTGGCGGCTTTGGAACTGCTGTAGCTCGTGAGGGTCTTGGCGGACTCTTTAGTTAAAAAGGAATATAATCATGGCTAGAATTTCAGAACAAGTACTGGCTGGTTTAGCAAGACCAACCATGGCACAAGGTATGTTTGACCTTGGTGCTGCCATTGGTGGTGTTCCGGGTCAGATGAAACAAAAACGACGACAGGATGAGTTTAACGAGATTATGAAAATGGGTCAGGCGGCAATGACTCAAAATGATCCCGTTAACCTGTCTCGTGTAGCGCAGCAGTTGGCTTCTTTAGGTTACACTAAAGAGTCACAACAGTTTGCTCAAGCAGCACAACAGGCAAACCTAAAAATGCAACAACGAGAAAGAGTTGGAGGTTTGTTGACTCAGGCTGGAAGTAAAGAAGGTCTTACTAGAGAAGCGGTTCAATCTTTTGTAGATGCTGGAGGAAATTTAGCTAACATTCCTATTGTAAGGGAATTAGAAAAACAATATGATGAGCCTTTACGTGAAAAAGGCCGTGGACGTTTACGTGCTATGGCACAAATGGAGCTTTTTGATCCACAAGATCCCGGAAAATTACAAGGCTATAAAAATGTTGCAGAAAGACATAAGGTTTCGTTTAACGAGGCTATGCAAATTTTAGCTGAAGAGCGTGGCACTGAAATTGAAAGAGCTAAAATCAGAAGCACAGCAGCAGGAAAAGCAGGTACAACTACTTTTGCTGGGGCGGACAAATACTTAGATAAAAGAAATTTGGAGTATAGAGTAACTGAAGTGCGAGACCCTACAGGGGAAGGAAAAGTTAGGACG